TTCACCTACCTTAACCGCAATTATGCGATAGTGGTCTTTATAAGAATGCGGTGTGCGAATTAAAACACGATACGCTTCTTTATCATTACCAAACCAATGTTCGGTTTTTTCACCGCTAATAATTTCTCCATTAAGAGAATTAGAGCGATATTCTTTACCTTGTAAAAGGTTTTCTATTGTGTATAAGTTAGCCATTGTTAGCCACTTCCTTTCGTTTTGTTATATGCCGATATTATACTCTAACCCACCGACAATTTGCATATTACTTTCCAGTAATTCCATATTTTGAGACGCTCAAGTCGTGTGTCCTTAATCACATTTAGCCTGTGGACGACACGCCCGACACGCCACGACACGCCCGAAAGTTATCCACAGGATTCAGGGTTTTTTTATAGTGTGTCTTAAATCACAAAATGCCCCCACAGCTTTTGTGGGCGCTTCCGCTTTTGTCAAGCCGACACGCCGTTTATTCTTTGTGATCTTGCTCACATACGCATTTAGTATATGCGCCAGCGTTTAACCTGCCACATTTAGGGCAGGTATAAAATCCGCTAGGGTTAGCCATTTACTTATCTCTCCTAAGTAATGCGATAGAATAAATAAAACCAATAGAGCCAACTAGTAGCCATGTTGGGATATCTATACCGACACCATTAGGCCATAGCCCGTTAATGTATAGCGAAAAGTATTCGCTGTCTAATAATAATTCTAAGTTCATTATTCGTATGCCTCCCAATCTAATGTTAATTCATTTTCGATAATTTCATCAAGGCTAACGATATCGCTATCGCTAATCGCCTCAGCGTTAATCTTATTTAACGCTTCTTCTTCATCTAGATAGACATAAGCATCTGCTACATCTGCCTGAATTGTATCCCATTTGGTCATCATTATTTATTTACCTCTACTTCTCTAATGTTGTAAGTAAAACCCTTACCAAGTTTATTTAACTCAGCGATTACCGCTAAGATTTCTTCGGGCTTACTAGCCTTTTGATTTACGGCTAGCAGTTGGCTACCTTGCCATAGTGTATAAGTTATAGTCATTTTCTGTCCTTCTTTCGTTAGGTTTTTCATTAAGGTAAATCTATCATAGTCGCCCGACATTATCAAGCGACACGCTGTCGCCTATTCTGTGACCTTAGTCACAGTAGGGAGAGAGATTAAGTAGCGTAGCAATACCTTACGCTCATAGGTAGTTAATTCGGGGTGATTAGAAACCACGCCACCATTTTGGTATTCCCAAACAATTTTATTAAAAGTTTTTTCGGATAACATTACATCACCCAACTTTCTTGAGTGTATGCTAACCACTCACCAAGGGTCATTAAGCCCTTGTATTCTTTACATTTACCGCAAAACATTTCGCTTGCGTAGTCTGAGCAGAAAACGCAGACAATTAGATTAGCCTCATCGGCTCGGACATTAGAGAGAGTAATCTCTCTGATTAGTGTAGTCATTTTAACTACCTTTCTTAGTAAGACTTTCTTACTTTCTTTATACTATAATCCTAGCAGGGGGGTCTGACATTATGCCTATCACAAATCGGACATGTCGGACAAATTAAAAAAAACTTTGTAAAAACATTATGAGTTACATCACATATGGTCGCACTAATGGGGCATATCGGACATCTCGCAGGGGTGTATCATACAAATTAAAAATATATTAACATTTTATGAAATCTAAAATACTAGTCGACTAAGATTATATAGCTAAGATCCTAAAATCAATAATGCTATAATTTGATTATGGACAATACAATGGATTACCTATCAGATAACGAAGAAGAAGACAAATGGGACAATATGCAAAAAACTTGTTGGAGCGGATACAAGCAGGTAGGCATGAAAGATAAAAATGGTCGACAGGTACCTAACTGTGTTCCTATTAAAAAGTCTTTATTTGGTACAGAAGGACCTCAGACTTTAATTCCTAAAAATAAATAATAAATATCCTTGACCTAGAAATATTTTAAATGCTATCATGATAACCTTGAACAGTTTTCGGAGATAATATCAAGGGGTTAAACTTCAGGTGCATACAATGACGGAAAAGTCATTAAGCAAAGCAGTAACCGATTAATTGCGGGTTTACAACCTAGTGCCAGTTTCGGGGATACTCTTTAATTTTTAAGGGGTGTAGGGGTTCCTATGCTCCAATTCTGGAAAATACACAGAAAACATAAAGCATAGAAGGAAATATATGGAAGAGTGCATAGTAACAAATATTAATACTTTCGATAGCTTAGACTTAGAAGATAATCTAAAAGTTATGAAGAAAATCCAAAAAATGGTAATAAGCAAATACATGTATCGTTATGAAAATAAAGATCCTTTTTATATAAAAGCTTTAGTATCTAGAGAAGATGATTCTAGCGTGGTATTTCCAGAACAGACTGGCAATAAAATTATACCCGTATGTGAAGGTGGATCTATACTTTTTCATGAAAAGATTAAATTTGAAGTTGTAAAGGGAAAATTTTTTGAATATACGTTTTTAGTAGATCCAGGACAGAAATTTGGAGAAGGAAGCAAGTCCTATAAAGTTTTATGCAAAACGGAAGAATTTTATGAAATTGAAGTTATGGCTAATAGTGAAGAGGAAGCTATAGAAACTGCTAATAAGCAAGAGTTATGGTATTGGAATCATCATCAGCCTGGTAAAGATGACAAAGTAAGACCTATAACTTCATTTGTTGTTTGGGACAATTTTAAGGTAACTGAAATTAATGAATAATGGCAAAGCAGATTATATAACCATAGGAGTAATATTTTTGCTTGTAATGTTGGTATATATATTCTAGTTGACTAGGATTATATAGCTATATATAATATAATATTGTATAATGATAGGATGAATACTATTTATAAGAAGATAGTCGCAAGTATGCTTATCTTTTTAGCTGCATACATATTTCTATCCTGCGTATTGGTTTAAATGTACGAAGTTGAAGTTTATAAATTAAAAGGCGGGGGATCTGGAATAATTTCTCCTCTTCCAGTACAGAGAGATTGGATGGATAATCTTCCATTTGATGCAGTATACAGATGTATGCCTATGACATTAGCTAACCAGATGGGATATGGCATATCCTTTCCAGAAGAGATCTCATTTACCTGGGATGGGACATATGACTCAGAAGAAAATCATGGAATTACAGTACATTCTGGAGATACTTGGATACATAAGCATAGAGGTTGGGCCACATTAGCTATATCTACAGGACTTAGATTTAAAACAGATAAGAATACTAGCATGTTGGCCTATCCTATTCCTAATAAGTTCTATGAAGGATTTCAGGTATATACAACGCTTATTTCCACCTCCTTTTTCAAAGGTGCATGGGAAATTACTTTGAGGTTAACCGAACCTAATAAGAAAATAACTATACCTGCATATACACAAATAGCAGCATTTATGCCCTTTTCCGCCGCCGCACTTAATAATAGCAAAATTACCGTTAAATATAATGAAAGAATGTTAGAGGACTTTCCATCTGAAGATCAACATGCATATGTAGATAGTCAAACAGAACTTGGTAAAGGAACTGGTCTTTATCGAAAAGGAATAGATCTAAGTGGCAAAAAATTAGGAGAACATGAAATATCCAAATTCACTCTCTTTTTCGACGATTCACTAGACCGAGAATATAGGAGCTATAATGTATGAGTATAATCAAATAATAATTAACTCTATGCCTAGGAGTGGTTCTACTTGGGCACAATACCTATTAGCAAAAAGTATTAATCGTAGAGAGGGAGACCCTTTAGATTCTGACATAAATTCAATTAATACCAGCCCTATCCCAGACGGCAAGAACTTTGTTATGAGATGCAATAATATAATTGGTTTATATGGATTGTATGCTCCAATAAAACAAATGACTATTATTAGAGATCCAAGAGATATAATTCCTTCAGTTATAACTAAAACATATGGAGGTGCAGGAGATACAGTGTCTGCTGGGGTGGTTATTCCTGCAGAGACACCTAACATTAATATAGATGATCAGATTTACGCACAAATACAGATATACAAGGGGTATGCGTCAGCAGCTCTAGAAAATTTTAAAAATCTTAATGTTTTTACTTTTGATCAGGTAACAAAAGACATAAATTTTTTTACAAAGACAATGCTTGGAGAAGAATTAGCTCTTTCAAATGAAGATTACAGTAAATTTTTAGAAAAAGCAAGAAAAGAAATAAGAGTGCATGCTTTGTCTCACCCAGGATACACTAATGCCGTGCCAGAAAAAAAACCTGGAATTTACGATAAGATTAAGTTTGTATACAAGCTTAAAGAACATTCAGAAGCTTTAGAAAAACATTTTAAAGAACTTGAAGATCTCTATAATGAAGTTACGAATATGTGTAAACAATTTGAAAATGATTTTAAGGCGTCTAAATACTATTAATGGCACTCCTAGACCAAATATGTGTGAAATTGTCTTAAAATGACTCTCAGAGGCTTAAAATGGCTAATCTGCAGGTTTAGGTAAAGTTATTTTCTAAATAATTTTTTAAATTTATACTTGAATAATTTAAATTTTATATACATGTTGTATTCAACGTCCCCTGGCTTGAAATTTGCACCAGTAAAATGATACCAACCGCTTTCAGCAGAGGGGCTGTTAGTAAATTTAGAAAAATATCTTGGGCTCATAAATTAATTATACACCCTATTAAAATATAAACCCAGACAGAGGCGGGTCCGTCTGGGTCTAATGCATTCTAAAAGAACGCAACTGCAAACCATAAGTTTGCATCTATGCAATAGTAAAATATTTTAATTTATAAGTCAATAGGTTTAATTGTAGCTTTTATTTTCTTTAAAGGTCTATATGAAACATGCGATTGCCCACCTGGATTTTTTTTCTTTGTAGTTAAATCAAAATTTGCAAATATGTTTAATAGAATTACTTTCATTTCCAGCATAGCAAACATATCTCCTATGCATTTTCTAGATCCCATTCCAAATGGAAAGTATGATCCTCTTGGAAGGTTAGATTCAAAATCTTTAGTCCACCTTTCTGGCATAAATTTTTCTGGGTTTTCGTATATTTTTGGATTATTGTGGATTGGGTAAGAGCTTAAAACAATATTGGCTCCTTGTGGAAAAAAATGACCATCAATAATAGAATCTTTCTTGCAAAATCTTGGCTGTATCCAAAGAGGAGGAAAAATTCGTAATGTTTCTTTAATTACAGATGAACAAATTTCTGCATTAGATACTAGTTCTATAAAATTATCATTATTTCTTTTTGAAAGGATTTGCTGTGATTCTTTTTTCATAAGATCAAGATATTTAGGATTGTCGTTTATGTTGCATATTGCAAAAGCTAAAGTGTTAGCAGTAGTTTCAAAGCCAGCTAGCAAAAGTGTAAGTATTTCATTGTTTATGTCGGATAAAGATAAATTGTTTTCTGGATCTTGATATGATTTTATAAAAACATTTAAAAGGTCATCTGAATCTACAGGGTTTGCAATTCTTTCATCAATAGTTGTTTTAACAAAATTAAAAAGCTCTATTGAGGATTCTCTAAATTGTTTAAATATTGGTAGGTTGGAATTATCAAATCTGTGCAGTAATGGGGACACGGTTCTTTCGGCATTTGCTACACAAATATCCATGTGTTTTTTTATAAAAGCGGTTTTTTCTTTAAAATCAATACCAAATAAAGATTGACAAACTATTTCTAGAGTTAAGTTGACCATTTCGGTGTGCACTTCTATATATTTATTATTCTTCCACTCAGACATTTTGTTTTCAGATTTAATACACATGATATCAAAATAATCTTTTTGTATTTTTTTATAACTTAAGCTTGGCTGTGCAATACCCCTTCTTTCAGTATGAGTAGGCTCTTCCAAGGTAAGCATTCCTTCGCCACCAAATTTTCTAATTCTGTTCCAAGCTCTACCTTTTGAAAAATTATTTTTTTGAGCCACGGATATTTGGTATGCAGTTTCTGGAGAAAATGCTGCAATAAAAAGTTCGTTATTTACAAAAAAAGAAAAAACTTCTCCATGTTTTTTTGACATTTTTAATAAATTTTTTGCCCTGTTTCCTTGTTTTATATGGTAATTAGATTTAAGTTTTATTACTTTTGGTATTTTTTTTAATAAATTTCTTTTTTCTAAAGTTTTTAAATTCATTGGTTTTAAATAGAACATGTGCTTGGGAAAATAAAAAAATGGAGGAATATTTAACTGATTTTTTTTAGACATCTTCATTGCTATCTACAGAAGTAAAAGAAGGAACGGGTCCAAGCAAAAAACCTTTTTCGTGATAGTCAATCATTTTTTGAACTTCTTCTGGCTTAGCAACTGATTTCGATATTAGCACTAATAAGTCATATATCCTGTGCAACATAATATAATTAACCATTGGAAGGTTATCTTCTAAGTTTTGAGAAGGCTCTTTTTCTTCATTCATTGGGTCTACCTATGTCTAGCCAAAATATTTCTCGACCCATAGAGTCTGTTTCTTTTATTTGACCACCGTCAGTAGGAACTTCTTGATTTAACAAGTTTTTCAATAGACTCATAACGGTTACTCCCAATTGTTGTTTTGTAACTGCAAGAAAGGCAGTATAAATATATTCTATCATTTAAATCTACATTAGGCATAAGAAAGCCTTGATCCATAGGACATTCAAGTCTAGGAACAAGGCCTTCTTCCGATAGGGCTATATATTTAGATACGATTTGTATCTTTTTCAATATGGCTCCTTATTGTTTAGGGAAATCTTTTACAATATCCTGGGCTTTGCCTGTCGAAGCAGACCATGATGACCAGTCTTTGCCGCCCTTAGTCATAAAATACGTTATCTCTGCGTTTGTTACTGGATCAAATAATTCCTTATTTGAAACTAAATTAAATTTCTCTAATCTGTCTACGCCAAGTTCCCCTAGCATATTGATTTGAAAAATTCCGTAAGATTTATCTCCAGTCGATTTGTTGTCGTTTAGAGCAAGCGGTCTCCCGTTTGATTCTATCCTTGCAACAGACCAAGCTGTTTTTAAAGCAGTTCCTTCAAATCCAACAGCCCACAGCAAATCTTTTAAATCTTCTGGGGCAAGCATTTGAGAGTGCTTGTAAGTTTCATTGCTGAACTTATCTAGTATTTCTCTTTTTAGTTGTTTTTCAGTTTTTTGTATTTCTACAGTTAAAGCTTGAGAAGCCGTAGGCCCTGGTTGAACGGAAAATAAAAATAGCACTGCTACTCCTATTGCCATCCAGTTATGGACTACATCACTCAAACGTTCTTTAATTTTCTCCATTGGCATTCCTCCTTTAGAGATAACGAACTATAATAATACCATTATAAACAAGAATAAGTCAATCTAGTCAACTAGTATTTTTTTGTGTAAAGTAATGATTTAGCGTTGACATATAACTATTTAAGTTATTAAACATTCTTTTAGTTGAGTAATAATAATTTTTTAAAAAACTTATAAACACTTCTTTTTATAAATAAAGTTTGATACACTTAGACCTCATCCAAAAATAATCAAACGCTAAGCGAAGAAAAAGGTATATATGTCAAAAATTATTGAAAACCCATATGAAAATTTTATTGCATTGTCTCGTTATGCAAGATGGATCTCAGAAGAAAACCGTCGTGAGACATGGGCAGAAACAGTAGATAGATATTTTGACTACATGATAAAGTATCTTAAAGACAACAATGGCTACGTCCCAGAACCAAATTTATTAAAAGAATTAAAAGAATCTGTTTACAATCGTGATGTAATGCCATCAATGAGATCTGTAATGACAGCAGGACCTGCTTTAGATAGAGACCATGTTGCAGGATATAATTGTTCGTTTATACCAGTAGATTCTCCACGATCATTTGACGAAACAATGTATATACTTATGTGTGGAACGGGAGTAGGGTTTTCCGTTGAGTATAAATACATCAATAAGCTTCCAGCGATTCCAGAATCTTTTGAAAAGTCTACAACAGTAATTATTGTTGAAGATTCTAAGTCTGGTTGGGCAAAAGCGTTTCGTGAATTGCTTGCACTTCTTTGGTCTGGTCAAGTTCCTTCAATTGATGTAAGCAAACTTCGTCCCGCTGGCGCAAGACTTAAGACTATGGGTGGTAGGTCATCAGGACCACAGCCATTAGTTAACTTGTTTGATTTTACAATTGCAAAATTTAAATCTGCAGCAGGTAGATCATTTAAACCAATTGAGGCACATGACATTATGTGTAAGATTGGAGAAATTGTAGTAGTTGGTGGAGTTAGAAGGTCTGCATTAATTTCTCTTTCTAATATTAATGATATTGAAATGGCACAAGCAAAAACTGGTAATTGGTGGGAGCATAATGGACAACGTGCTCTTTCAAATAACTCTGTTGCGTATTCTCGTAAACCAGAGATGGAACAATTTATTGCAGAATGGAAATCCTTATATGATTCAAAATCAGGAGAACGAGGTATATACAATGTGGCCGCAGCTCAAGCCCAGGCAGCCAAGTATGGAAGAAGAGATCCAGATATACACTACGGAACTAACCCTTGTTCAGAAATTATTTTACGTCCTTATCAGTTTTGTAATCTTTCAGAAGTCGTACTACGTGAAAAAGATACAAAAAAAGATATTGAGCGTAAAGTAGAACTAGCAACAATTCTTGGAACATGGCAGTCTACTCTTACTAATTTTAAGTACCTTCGTAAAATTTGGAAAGATAACACAGAAGAGGAAAGATTACTAGGGGTATCTCTGACTGGACAATTTGGTCATCAGTTTATGTCTGGAAAAGAAGACTTGGTGTCTTTAGAAGCATTTTTAATGACTCTTAGAGAAAAAGCTAGAGAGACAAATAAAAAAGAGGCAGGAAATCTTGGAATTCCAGAGTCTGCTGCTATTACATGTGTAAAGCCATCAGGAACAGTATCTCAACTAGTTGGAGTATCTTCAGGAATGCATGCTTGGCATTCTCCGTATTACATTAGAACAGTTCGTGGCTCAAAAGGAGACCCAATATCTACATTTTTAAAAGAAGTTGGAATTCCAGTAGAGGATGACGTTATGAAGCCAAACGACACCTATGTATTTTCGTTTCCAATAAAAGCTCCAGATGGGGCTGTGGTTAGAAAAGATTTGACCGCAATTGAACACTTAAATATTTGGTTAGTTTACCAACGTGCATGGTGTGAGCATAAGCCATCTATCACAGTTTCAGTAAAAGAAGATGAATGGATGGAAGTAGGAGCTTGGGTATATAAAAACTTTGATGAAGTCTCTGGAATATCATTCTTGCCTATGTCCGATCACTCATACAAGCAGGCTCCATACCAAGAAGTTTCTAAATTAGAATATGAAGAACTAGTTTCAAGAATGCCTAAAGAAATTAGATGGGCGGACTTATATTTTTACGAAACAGAAGATGGAACATCTACAAACGCCACGCTTGCGTGCAGCTCAGATGGAAATTGTGAGCTTGTAGACATTTCTTCTTAATAGGTATATAATGTAATTGGGGTAAAACCCAAAATTACTGGGCGCAAGGCCCAGAAATAGGAGGATCTATATGACAAAAGATCTTAAAAAGAATGGACTAGTAGAAATGCAAGAAAAAATTCTAGCAGCTTTGGCAAGTTATGGTCGTCACTTCTTAGGAGCAGCTATTGCTCTTTACATGACTGGAAATACTGACCCAGGAGACTTAATCAAGGGCGGTATTGCGGCTTGTCTACCAGTTATTTTGAAAGCACTTAATCCAAACGAAAGCTCATTTGGATTTACCAAGAAATAAATCTTACTCGATTAGGATAGCTCCTGTGCTAAAATTGGCATAGGAGTTTTCCTATTTAGGAGTACTAGCAAATGGCAGGACAAAAAAATTGGGAAGTGGATCAAAACACAACCCACACGTTTGAAGCAATTTATCAAGATCAAGATGGAAATCCCATAGATCTAACTGGCGCTTCTGCAAAAATGCAAGTCCGTGATTTAAAAGGCGGAACTAAATTAGCTTTTACCCTAACATCGCCATCTGGCGGAATTGTAATAGACCCCACTAACGGTAAGCTAACAATTAAGATGACACCGACACAAACAAGTAAGTTATTTTATCCAAAGTCATCATATGACATAATGGTTACAGATAGCAATTCAAATAAAATAAAACTACTTGAAGGCTTTATATCTCTTAGCAGATCGGTAACCATCTGATGGCAGAGCAAGTATTTATATCAGGAGTAAAAAATCAAGTAGTTGTTAATTCCCCAGGACCACAAGGACCTGCTGGAAGAACAATATTAAATGGCTCTGGAGCACCTTCAAACAATTTGGGTATAACTGGAGATTTCTATTATGATATTGTTACAACAAAATTCTATGGACCAAAACTTAATGATTTGTCTTGGAGCAATGCTCAACAGATAACATTAGTTCAGACTCCAGGAGAATTTGCTTTTTCTAGCTCTTGGTCTTTACAAAATCTTGTTTTATCAGCAGGAGTGTATTCTATAGAAATAACACACAATCTTGGATTTAGCCCAAACGTAACAGTAAAAGCTAGTTCAGGAGATATCTTAGAAACTGAAGTAGATTACAACAGTTTAAATAAAATAACGCTGAGAATGGCTCAACCATTTTCAGGGACAGCATATCTGTCATAAAGGAGAAACAAAATGGCAAGACAATTTGTAGTAAATCTTGATCTAAATAAAAATGAACTTTTAAATGCTAGAGTTCAAAATTTAGCAAGCGCACCATCGTCACCAGTATCAGGACAGATTTATTTTAATACATCAAATAATATTTTATACTTTTTTGATGGAACAGACTGGATCTCAACTTCTGGCTCATTAGAAGTAATTCAAGACGCAATTGGTCAATATGTAGTTGGAGGCCAATCACTAACTGCTACATACGACGATTCATCTGGAACTACAACAATAGACCTAGATAATACCGCTGTTACAGCTGGCACATACGGTTCAATTACCAAGGTACCAACATTTACTGTTGATCAGCAAGGAAGAATAACAGCAGCAAGCGATACCAATTTAGTCATCCCGCTAGATACTCAAACAACAGGAGATTATGTAGCAACTATCGTTGGAACAGCAAACGAAGTTACTGTTTCCCCAAATAGTGGACACACATCCGCAGTAACAATTGGATTGCCAGACAACGTAGAGATTACTGGAAATCTGCAAGTTGGCGGAAACCTAAATGTTATTGGAACTGTTAATTCTGTAAACACAACGCAGATTAATATTGAAGATAACAAGGTAAAACTTAACAGTAATGCAACAGGAGCACCAACTGTAGATGCTGGAATCGTTGTAGAAAGAGGAAGTGCCCCAGACGCAGAAATTCTTTGGGACGAAACCTCAGATCAATGGAAACTTGGTAGCACTGGATCACCTTACCATGCAATTGCAAGAAAATACTCAGAAACAATTGGAGATGGATCTTCAACTGTTTTTCAAGTATCTCATTTCTTAAATACAAGAGACATAGCAGTTACTGTTTATGACATATCAAGTAAAGAAGAAGTTATTGTAGATACAACACACTCAACTTTAGATATAGTTTCAATAGGATTTGCTGTAGCACCTACGGCTAGCCAATATAGAGTTGTTGTAGTAGGCTAAAATGTCTAAAAAGGTTAAATCTTTATTAAACATAGTTTCTCTTGCTTCCGACCCACAGGGAAGCATGGGAGACTTGTTTTTTAATTTAACTGACAGAGCCTTAAAGATACATGATGGAAATGGGTGGGTTTCTTTAACAAGAGATCTATCTTTTTTGCCACACACACATGACTATGATGGTAACGTACATACAGTAGACGTAAACGAATTAGATTTTGAAATAATAAATGAAAATTCAATAATTGAAGAACAAAACCCTGTTATAATTGGGTATGACGGCGGAGTCCCAGACTCTCAGCTAAACATAATAAATAATGCAGTAACAATGGATGGTGGCACAATTGGCAACTAGTTTCCCAACAAGCTTAGACACTTTAACAAACCCGACAAGCACAAGCAGTTTAGCAAGTCCTTCACACGCAGATCAACATATAAATGCCAATGATGCTATCGAAGCACTTGAAGCAAAAGTTGGTATAGATGGATCAACAGACGTAAACTCAATTCAGTACAAAATAGCAGCGGTACAGACAACACTTTCAAGTTTGTCTAATACCACTAACGAAACAGTTTCTCTTTTAGGTCTTGAAGGAAACAACGATTTAACTGTAAGTGATATAGAAAACAAAACAACATTAGATACATTTTCAAAAACAGCTTTCAGGACAGTAAACTATCAGTTACAGCTTTCCAGAGGAAGTCTTTATGAAACATCAGACATTGTAGTTCTTAATGATGGAACTGACATAAACATCTCGCAGTCAAACATTATTTCTAACACAAATATTTCTCTTGCAAATGTTACATTTGAAGAAAATTCAGGTATAATAGGGCTATGCGTAACTCCAACGAGTACAGCAGTTACTGCAAGATATATTAGAACAGCAATAAAAATATAAGCAGTAAAAGGGGATAAAAAATGGCAACAGTAGTAAAAAACTTTAGAATCAAATCAGGTCTTGTAGTTGAAGGCGCAACAGGTACAATCAATGGCCAAAATATACTTACAGAAACAGGCGGAGATGCCTATATCCTTAACCTTGTTGGAGGAGCCACTCTTGTAAAATCCGTAGACGCAGGAACATTTGCAGTAGATGGTGCAGGCAATCTTACAGTAAAGGCTAATACATTTGATGCATATGGATCAGCTTCATCTGCTCAATCAGCAGCAATTTCTGCAGCATCATCAGATGCAACAACTAAGGCATCTGCAGTTCCTAAACCAGCCAGCGGATGATCGTTGTTGTTTTCAAGTGAGCGAACTACCCGCATGTTGCCAGATTTGGAAACATGTGCGCGCACATAACG